AGGAGATACTCATGTCTGGACGTAGTTATGGTGCCGAAGAAAAGGCAAAATTGGAACGACTAATTAGCGAAGGCTCTACAGTATTGCGAGAAGTTGAAGACTTGCAAGAAGGCCTAAAAGAAACAGATAAAGCAGTTGCAGAAGAACTGCAAATCAAACCAAGCGTTATTAATAAAGCAATTAAGATTGCCCATAAAGGTGATTGGTCTGCTTACAACGAAGATTGGCAAGAAATTGAAGCAATCTTAGATATCACTAAGCGTATCTAATGAATGATTTACTAAAACCCACACTAGATTGGATTAGAGATGACTTTAAGTCTCACCCAGTTCGCTTTATTATTGAGCTGCTTGCTTGGGCTATCAGTATTGGTTGCTCGATTACTATGGCGGTCACAGTCCCTAATCCCCCGCTTCTTGCTCTCTATCCTGTTTGGATCACTGGTTGTGCTTTGTATGCTTGGGCTGCTTGGACTAGGAAATCTTTTGGTATGCTGGCTAACTATATTCTGTTAACCACTATTGATACCATCGGTCTGGTTAGAATGCTAATTAATTAAATATAGTTAGAAGGTAGGCGTGGCCATAATCCGCACACTTGGTATTTGCAAGCCATAAATTGCATAGGAGAAAAATATGAGCTATGTAGACGCTTGGTTTAAGCGTGATGATGACATCATCAAAATTGTTGAACGCAACAAAAAAGGTGAACGTGAATTTAGGGACATTCCTGTAAAGCACACGTTTTACTACAAAGACCCAAAGGGCAAACACCAATCAATTTACGGAGATCCACTTAGCAGGATTGTCTGTAAGAATACTAAAGAACTTAGAAAAGAACAAGCTATCAATTCAGGTAAGCAATTATTTGAAGCCGATATTAATCCAATCTTTGTTTGTCTAAGTGAAAACTATCTAAATCAAGATGCCCCAAAACTCAACGTAGCTTTTTGGGATATTGAGGTGGACTTCGATCCAGAACGTGGCTATGCATCCCCAGACGATGCATTCATGCCAATTACTGCTATCGCTGTTCACCTACAATGGTTAGATACCCTAGTATGTTTAGCAGTTCCTCCAAAGACTATGACAATGGAAGAAGCTAAAGAAGCTGTTGCAGAATTTCCTAACACATATTTGTTTGAGAAAGAAGCAGACATGCTAGACATGTTCTTAGAATTGATCCAAGATGCAGATATCTTAAGTGGTTGGAACAGCGAAGGCTTTGATATGCCTTATACTGTTAATCGAATCACTAAAGCATTAAGCAAAGAGGATACACGCAGACTTTGTTTATTTGATCAGTTTCCAAAGCGTCGTGAATACGAAAAGTTTGGACGTGACTCTGTAACATATGACCTAGTAGGTCGTGTTCACTTAGACAGTTTGGAACTGTATCGCAAGTATACATATGAAGAACGTCATAGCTATCGACTAGATGCTATTGCCGAATACGAGCTTAATGAACGTAAAACACCCTATGAAGGTTCGTTGGATCAACTTTATAATCATGATTTTAAAAAGTTCATCGAATATAACAGACAAGATACGGCACTTCTAGATAAGCTAGATAAGAAACTAAAGTTTATTGACCTTGCTAACACACTGGCACACGAATGCACAGTTTTGCTACAAACTACAATGGGCGCTGTTGCTGTAACCGAACAAGCTATTATTAACGAAGCACATCGTAGAGGCTTCCAAGTTCCTAACCGCCCTAAGATGGATGATAGGGAAAGCAGTCAGGCGGCAGGTGCCTATGTTGCCTATCCTAAAGAAGGTATTCACGACTGGATTGGATCGTTAGACATTAACTCACTGTATCCGTCAGCGATTCGTGCGTTGAACATGGGGCCGGAAACTATTGTAGGACAACTACGTCCAACAATGACAGACGAATATATTCAAGGACAGATTGCCAAAGGCAAGAGTTTTGCGGCAGCTTGGGAAGGTGTATTTGGTTCATTAGAGTATACTGCCGTAATGAATGAAGAAATTGGCACAGAGATTACAATTGACTGGGAAGATGGCTCTAGCGATGTGCTTAGTGCCGCAGAAGTATATCGTTTAATCTTTGAAAGTAATCAACCTTGGGTTATTAGTGCTAACGGCACTATCTTTACTTACGAGAAAGAAGGTATTATCCCCGGATTGCTAAAGCGTTGGTATGCGGAACGTAAGGAAATGCAGGCTAAACTCAAAGAAGCAATCAAAGCAGGTAATAAAATTGAAGAAGAATACTGGGATAAACGTCAGTTGGTTAAGAAGATTAACCTAAATAGCTTGTATGGTGCTATTCTTAATCCTGGTTGCCGCTTCTTTGACAACCGTATCGGACAGTCAACTACACTAACAGGTAGACAAATTGCTAAACATATGGCTGCTAAAGTAAATGAGATCATCACAGGTGAATTTAATCACGTAGGTAAAGCTATTATCTATGGTGATACAGACTCGTGTTATTTCTCAGCATACAAGACATTGCAAAATGAAATTGATTCCGGTAAGTTGCCTTGGACAAAAGAAAGTGTTGTTCAACTATATGACCAAATCGGTGAAGAAGTCAACTCTACATTCCCGCAGTTCATGTTAGATGCTTTCCACTGTCCAAAGACACGCGGTGAAGTTATTAAAGCAGGACGTGAAATTGTTGGCAGTAAGGCATTGTTTATTACTAAGAAACGTTATGCTGTTCTTTATTACGATAAAGAAGGTAAACGTGCAGACGTAGATGGTAAGCCAGGTAAGATCAAAGCTATGGGATTAGACCTAAAGCGTAGTGATACTCCTGAATTTATTCAAAACTTCTTAAGCGATGTTCTTGAAAAAGTTCTTACCGGTGCTAATGAGCAAGAAGTTCTAGATCACATTAGTGAGTTTAGATTAAAGTTTAAGAGCAGACCCGGTTGGGAGAAAGGATCTCCCAAACGTGCTAACAAGATTACCGAGTATCAAGAAAAAGAACGCAAAGCTGGTAAGGCAAATATGCCTGGACACGTTCGTGCTAGTATTAACTGGAACACACTAAAGCGTATGATGGATGACAAATACTCAATGAGTGTTACTGACGGTGCTAAGGTTATTGTTTGTAAACTAAAACCAAACCCTATCGGTTTTACATCAGTTGCATACCCTGTAGACGAACTTCGTTTGCCTCAGTGGTTTAAGGATCTTCCTTTCGATCATGCTGAAATGGAGCAGACAATTATCGATAACAAGTTAGATAACTTGATTGGTGTATTGAAATGGGACGTTACTAGCACCGAAGAGAAGAATACGTTTAACAGTTTATTTGAGTTCTAATATGAAAATTATAATTGCAGGGTATGGATTTGTTGGCAAAGCAGTTGCCGCTGCCCTTAAACCAATGCACGAAGTAGTAATCGTGGATCCACAATATACTACAAACGAAATCAAATACCATCACGATGCAGACGGATTAATTATTTGTGTTGATACGCCTACAGGTGAAACTGGAATCATTAATGCTAACAATGTTGGTAACGTCTTAGACGAAGTTCCAGTTTTTATGCCAGTGTTGATTAAGAGCACAGTTACTCCGGCCATTGTTGAAGGATTTGAAGAGATATATCCAGACTTGTCGCTAACATACAGTCCTGAGTTCTTACGTGCTAGAACAGCAAATTCAGATTTCTTAAATCAAAAATATGTTGTTCTAGGCGGAGAGGATCCCGAATGTTTTTGGCAAGAGTTATTTCAAACTACTTTGCCTAGTTGCAAAATGGTTCTTAATTGCACCGCAAAAGAAGCATGTATGGTCAAGTATACTGTTAACTCGTTCCTTGCGCTAAAGACTGGATTCTTTAATCAAATTGCAGATATTTGTGATAACAATGGATTAGACTATGATATTGTTAGACACATTGTTAGTAACGATACTCGTATCGGGGCTAGTCACACAATGGTTCCCGGACCGGACGGTGAAAGAGGATGGGGAGGTGCATGTTTTCCAAAGGACACACAAGCATTTATCCAGTGGGCTAATACTATTGGACATCCCGTTACAATATTAGAAGAAGCGGTAAAATATAATCGCCGAATAAGAAAAAATGCTTGACCTTTGTCAAAAACCTAAGTATAATCATAACACATGGAGAATCATATGAAAGATATTTTACAAGACCTAGTAGCACATACACACCAACTAGGTTTCTTACCGCTAGTTAAAATTACTGGCGCAGAAGATGCAACTCAAATTGAATCAATGGCTGAAGACCGTTCAGTAGTTGTTACAGCTAAGACGCACACGCCAGTTGAGGAATTTGAAGGCACATTTGGTATGCCGAATCTAGAAAAACTTAGTATTCATTTGAAGTGTCCAGAATATAAAGAAAATGCAAAGATTAGTGTAGTTAAGGCACAACGCAACGGTGAAGACATCCCAACTGGTATTCACTTTGAAAACGCAACCGGTGACTTTGTTAACGACTATCGTTTTATGAACGCAGAAATCATTAACGAGAAACTTAAGACAGTTAAGTTCAAAGGTGCTAAGTGGGATATTGAATTTGAACCAGCAGTTGCTAGTATTCAGAAATTGAAATATCAAGCGGCCGCACACACAGAAGAAACTATTTTCCAAGTTACAACTAAAGACGACAACCTAGTGTTTAGTTTCGGTGATGCAAGCACACACGCAGGTAACTTTGTATTCCAACCTAATGTCGGTGGTAAGTTAAAACAAACATGGTCTTGGCCTGTTACTCAAATCATGAGCATCTTATCATTAAGTGGTGATGTAACTATGCGCATTGCAGACATTGGCGCATTACAAATTACAGTTGACAGCGGTCTTGCTGAATACAACTACACACTACCAGCACAAGCCAAGTAATGAATAAGAACCTGACAGCAACGCAGAACGACTACGCATACTTCTTGCCAGCTACGTCAGGTTTCTACTCAACTTTCATAGGTAAACAACGCTATGGAAATTATGTAGATCCTGCTAGAATCCCGGCGAGTTTTGCTAACGGTGTAGAAAGTCTTAACTACTTAGACCCAGACAAAGGTGCGTTCTATTATGACCATTGCTTGTATTCGGCAGGTCATGCTAACTTAGACTTGACTAAACAAGATGATAGCGAGGACATGTTCCGCAATCGCAATCGTAGCACTAGTTGGGTATTAGGCGACTCAGGTGGATTCCAGATCGGTAAAGGTGTTTGGCCAGCTGATTGGAAAGATCCTAATTGTCCACAAGCCGCTAAGAAACGTGCCCAAGTATTAACTTGGATGGATAGTCTAATGGACTACGGCATGGGGCTTGATATTCCTGCCTGGGTTGCTCGTAGTCCTGCCGGTGTTAAAGCAACTGGCATTAGCAGTTATGCTGAGGCAGTTCAAGGAACGTATATCAATAACGATTACTTTATTAATAATCGTAACGGCAATTGCAAATTTCTAAACGTTCTACAAGGTGAGAATCATGCAGATGCCGAAGATTGGTATCAACGCATGAAGCACTACTGCGATCCTAAGAAGTTTAGTAATCACTTTAACGGATGGGGCATGGGTGGACAGAACATGTGTGACATCCATTTGGTGTTAAAACGCTTAGTAGCACTACGCTTTGACGGCCTTCTTGAACAAGGCAAGCAAGACTGGATGCACTTCTTAGGAACTAGTAAGTTAGAATGGGCTGTATTACTTACAGATATTCAACGTGCTGTTCGTAAGTATCATAATCCTAACTTTACAATTAGTTTTGACTGTGCTAGTCCGTTCCTAGCAACTGCTAATGGGCAGATTTATATTAACACCGAAACTGATGATCGTGAAAAGTGGGTCTATCGTATGCAGGCAAGTGCAGACGATAAAAAGTATGCAACCGACTCCAGACTGTTTAAAGATGCAGTATTACAAGATGGCATTTTTAATAAGTTCGAATCTAGTCCAATTATTGATCAAGTGCCTATAAAGGATATTTGTATCTATAAGCCAGGCGACCTAAATAAGATCGGCAAAGAAGGCAAAACAAGTTGGGATTCATTTAGCTATGCTATTATGATGGGTCACAATGTTTGGATGCACGTTAATGCTGTTCAAGAAGCAAACAGACAGTATGATGCCGGACGTATTCCTAATATGTTAGTCCAAGAACAGTTTAATCAATTGTTCTTTAAAGACATCGTTAATGCTATCTTTGCAACTAGTAATAGAGGCGAAGCTGATGCACTTGTTGAAGAATACAATAAGTTTTGGATGAGCATTATTGGAACACGTGGCGCAACTGGTAAGAAAACGGTTAATGCTCAAACATATTCCGGAATTCATTTTGATATTGAAGCAGACTTATCGGACGTTAAAAAGCCAGCCAAAGTTGAAGCTCCAGTAGTCAACACGTTTGCCAATCTGTTTGACGAGTAACCATAATACTGTTATAATCAACACATGACTTTACCAGACGAAAGATATCGGGCAGTATTATACACTAAGCAATTCTTGCAGGAAGTCTTAGCGACTCCCCGAGTTCCGAAAGCTATTAAGGAAGGAGCAAGAAGTTGTCTCCGGCACTATCCAGATACGTGGGATATGCAACAGGCAGCTGAAGCAGTTCCACACGTATTTGCAGAACGAATGGAAGAAGTAACACGATTGTTTAAAAAATACGAACAAGGTAAGCAGAATGAAACGTGATTATACTACCGGAGTTGCCGAGGATGTTATTTTCTTTACAGGTGTTGAAGTAGAGCACACGCCTGCATTTGGTATGCACACATTGTTTGTTACAGGTGTGCAACCTGTAGATCACATTGCCTTAAACTTACAGGGTTGCCAACATATTTTCTTCGGTGCTAATCATAGTTTCAATCCGCAGGATAGATTAGAGTGGCAACGTTGGGAATCAATGATTGAACACTACTTACAAATGGGCTATCTTTGTAGCCTTGATATTCCTCTTAGTGC